TTTGAAATTAGTCAGCTTCGCACATCCGCAGGTTCTGACTGGACAACAGCTACGACACGACTGCAACAACGCATTGACTCAACTTATATGGGCTGGATGCAGTTTAATAACAGCGGTAATCAAGGCATTGCTTTTGGTACAGGCGCTTCTGGAACTCCAGAAGGTGTACCAGAACGTATGCGTATCGTCGCCGACGGAAAAGTCGGCATCGGACGCACCCCAACAACAAACTTATTAGAAGTAGCTGGCACGATCGAATCCACCAGTGGGGGCTTCAAATTCCCTGATGGTTCAACGCAAACAAGCGCGGCGTCTGCTGGTATAACAACAGGTAAAGCAATTGCAATGGCTATTGTCTTCGGTTAAAAAACTATAAATAATATAAATATGAGAAAGTTAGATATAGAGGAATAAAATGGCAAATCCAAATATCGTAAACGTTGCTAGGATCTTAGCAAACACTGTCACAGGCACATTCATATCCAGCAATACGGTGTTTGTTACAAATCCAGCTTCTAGTGGCGCTGTATATAAAATCAACTCTGTAACAGTTACAAATATCGATGGCGCAGCAAATGCGGATTTTGATTTGATTTTAAATAACCAGGGGTCTAATAACTTTATTATCAAAACTGTTGTGGTCCCTAGTGACGCCGCGTTAGTAGCAGTAGATAAAAATAGTGGTTTCTATATGTTAGAAAATTCAACAATTGGTGGAGCAGCTTCTGCCAACGACGATTTATCTTACACGATATCTTTCGAACAATTGTACGATTCTTAATAAGGAGGCTGTATAATGCCTCGTTACATAGGATATGAATTCACCGGTACTGCTAATTCTACTGTAATAACATTTCCCCCCGCTAGCGCTAGTGTCGCGCTATTGTTGAACATGGATGGCGCCGACACCTCCACATCGTTCCCCGATAACTCGATAAACCAGCACACGGTGACGGCGGTGGGGAACGCGCAAGTCGACACCGCTCAGAGTAAATTCGGCGGCGCATCCGGTGTGTTTGACGGCACGGGCGATTATCTTTCCGTTCCCGCGCATCCATCGTTCGATCTTGGAACGGGGGCGTTCACGGTCGAGTTTTGGGTAAGGTTTAACGCGACAACCAATTACCAGGGGCTTATAGGCTCCGCTGGATATTTCACCGTGGGCAAGAACGGAAATTGGCTGATACGCACGGACACCGGCCTTAATAACATTGTCTGGAACTCCTACAACGGTCAGACCGCCACCGCCCAGATTACTGGCACGATTGCGTTTTCAACAGCGACTTGGTATCACGTTGCCGTTGTTAGGAACGGCTCGACCATAACTATTTACGTTGACGGCGTTAGTAGGGGGTCCGGCACGGACAGCACGGATTTGCTCGACGGCGGCGACGGTGGATTGCGTATCGCTGAAGGGTTGTCCGCCAACGTCGAACTTAATGGCTATATAGATGATCTGAGGCTATCGGATGTCGCTAGATATACCACAAATTTCACGCCACCCACCTCCGCTTTCATTGGCGGAGTTCCTGATAGAAAATATAATTCTGGTGTCTGGTCGATTAATGGAACTGATGAAAGTAGTGTATATGGTAGAAGAATAGAGGGCAATTGGCTCACTACATTAAGAAATAACGCCGCGGCGCCCCCAAACACCATAGTCGCGGACGTTCTCATCGTCGGTGGCGGCGGCGGGGGCGGAGGGTTCTACTACGCCGGAGGTGGCGGCGCGGGAGGCATGCAGACGGTAACTGGTGTGGTGCTGGCCCCCGGCTCCCCCGTGCCAATCACCGTGGGCGCGGGCGGGGCTGCGGGAAGGGCGTCTGGCCCCCCGGCTTCGTCCCCGGATGTTATCGGCGGTTCTGGAGGAAATAGTGTGTGGGGGCACGGGCCCGCGCCGGTCACGTCTGCTGGTGGGGGCGGAGGAAGCGGAAATCCAGGCGCTCGGTCAACAGGCGTGCCGGGTGGATCCGGGGGCGGCGGTCCCATGTACGCTCCCACTGGCGGTGGCACCGGGGTCGCGGGGCAAGGGAACCCTGGGGGGCCGGGCGCGGGTTGGGCCGGCGGCGGGGCCATTGGCGGCGGCGGCGGGGGCGGCGGAAAAGCGGCCGCGGGCTCCGCGGGAACATTTGGTCCTTCTCCCGCAAACAGCGGCGGTCCTGGTGGCGCGGGTTCGCCCAACGATTACACGGGCTCGCCGGTCAACTACGCAGGCGGCGGGGGCGGCGGCGCAGGCGGGGATCCTAACTATGGCGTCGGCGGCACGGGTGGCGGCGGAGACGGCGGGAACCCGACGCCCGGGCCGGAAGTGGGGGCGACGAATACCGGCGGCGGCGGCGGCGGCGCGACCTCTCCCTCCACTCCTGGCGGCGCGGGGGGCTCGGGTAAAGTGGTTGTTCGATATCCCAAAAACGACCCCACCTATGGAAATGCTCCGGCGGACATATCGGGTGGGACCAAAACCCAAACTCCAACGCACTACATACACGAATTCAACTCAACCGGGACGTTCACGGTGCCCTGATGGCTCACTTAGCGGAATTGGATTAAAAGATGGCTCACTTTGCGGAAATAGATTCTGACGGGAATGTGGTCAATGTCATCGTCGTTGCGGACGAAGACACGCTCGACGTTTTTGGCGAGGAGAACGAAGATATTGGCATCGATTTTTGCCAGCGCGTCACGGGCAGCAAAAACACCTTCAAACAAACGTCGTTTAACATGAAGAACGGCGTTCATCGTCGAGGGAAATCTCCAAAGCGAGGCAACTTCGCTCGGGTGGGCGGGAAGTACGACGCCGCGGAAGATCTGTTTCTCGACAGCGACAAGCCGTACCCTTCGTGGGTGTTGGATAAAAAAATCGCGCGGTGGGTGCCGCCGAAAGGAATGCCGGATGAAGGTAATCCGGAACAGGGAACCTTCACTTGTAAAACCTGGAACGAACAGTTGAAAGTCTGGGAATGATACTCAAAGGCGCGATCACCGGTACGCCCCGTAGTGGAACCACGATATTCTCCGCCATGCTCAATCAGCACCCGGATTTGTACGTGCCGTTTCAGTCGCCCTTGGTGGAGTTGTTGTGGAGGCAATACGAACTCTACACGGACAGAAATTTTTCGATAGAGCTATCCTCCGTTGAAGTCAGACAGGGCATGTCTCAGTTTTTCCGAGGGACGGCGGACGCGTTCTTTCGATCCTGTAGCGCTAAGACTTTTGCGCTGGACAAAAGCGGGCACTGGAGCACGCTGGCCAATCGAAATATGTTCCTCGACGTGTTCGGGGAAGACTTACCGCTAATCTATGTCCGGCGGCCGTTCGCGGAAATAGAGCAATCGTTCCGAGACGCGTTGCCATCAACTATGGATGCACGAGAGGTGGATCAGTTCATCTCGAAGGCACGGGTTTTTGCTCAAACGACGGAGCTATCGCTGGCGATCCGCTCAAAAAGTTGGCTCGTGCTCGAATATGAGGATTGGATCCGCGAGCCGGAGAATACCCTGCGAGACGTAGAGACGTTCTTAGACCTCGCGCCGCATCGATATGATCTGTCCGCACCGAGCATAGACACCAGCGGTGCAAGCTACGTGCTAAATCACCGGAACCTTCACGAAGTGCGACCCATGATATGATTGGGCTCGATGGGCAAGGACTCGGGGCGATCAATAGCCCGGTCTGGTTTCAGTATCACCGCCGGTGGTTTTGGCCAGAACAGGTCATGGAACTTCGCCGATTGGCGAGAGACGTCTCGGAGGAAGAAGCATCTACCTCGGGTGGCGACGGCCCGGATGTTCGCAAGAACAAGGTGCGGTGGTTGTCTCGGGAGGAAGATTTTCGGTTTGTCCGCCCGATTCAAAATCACGTGTTTCGCGCGGCCGGTTGGGACGTCGATATCCGCGAGATCGAGCCCCTGCAATACACGATCTACCGGGAGACACAAGATCACTATACGTGGCACTCGGACGATTCAGGCGGATCTACCGCGGCCCCCACAGGGAACATTCGCAAGGTAACCTGTGTGGTGCAATTGTCCGATCCGGAAGATTACGACGGCTGCGAACTCGAACTGCTCACGATGCGTGACAATGAGCTTCGCCCCGTGCCAATATCCTTCCCGAAAGAGGCGGGGTCGATTGTCTGTTTCCCGTCGAACGCGATGCACCGAGTCACGCCCTTGACCCGCGGAAAACGGGAATCCCTGGTCTGCTGGTTCCGGGGTCCACCTTGGCGATAATTGTGGTATTGTTCCCCACGCTTCACTCGGGAATCCGTAGCCTTGGTTAAAATATTATTATATATAATGTGATGTGGTATAATTTTTAAATGGAGAAAATGAATGAAACTTCGTAATAGTGCTGGTGTATATTATTTTCAAAAGAAGAAATACCTAGCAGTAGATGACTTTGTAGACGCCGATGTCGCTAAAATTATCTCAGATGAATATGTTAAATTAGCAAAAGAAGATACTGAAAATAAACTAAACGACTCACAATGTCCCATCAACTCTAAGGCTTGGTATGGACAACCTATGTGTGAATATGTAATGGTTGATTGTCTTCCTAAAATGGAAGAACTTACAGGTTTAAAACTCTTACCCACATATACCTACATGCGTGTATATGGTCCTGGTGAAGAATTACGCTATCATTCTGATAGACCTTCTTGTGAAATCTCTGTTACAATCAATCTAGGACAATCTGGGAAGTTTGACTGGCCTATCTGGTATGCAGATCCAGATGACTTAACAGTAAGAATGCCTGTTTCTGTCCAACCTAAAGAAGCAATGATTTATCGTGGATGTGACGTACCGCATTGGCGAGAAAAGTTTAATCCACCTAAAACAACAGATTGGCAATGTCAATTATTTCTACATTATGTAGATTGTTTTGGTCCTTTTCAACAGTTTGCATATGATCGCAGAGAACAGTTATTCATTGAACCTATTGGTAAAAGTGAATATTATAAAGAATTAATGGAAACGACGGATAATGATAGAAAGATTCGTTTCTCTATCGTAAAACGAACTGAAGAGTCTGGAGAATAATGTGTCAATAAATATTGGTCATGAAGGTCAAATTCTAACAACTACATTTGAAAATAATTGGTATTGGTACTATGAAACTTTATTCTGGCCTGAACAGATTATGCGTATTCGTGAGATTTGTGAAAAAAGTGAAGAAGAAGAAGCGTTAACATATGGTATTGAAAATCCAGAAAACGCCAATCATACTATTCGTAAGAACAAAGTATCTTGGCATGATAATGAAGAACTATATTCTATGATTCGTCCAACAATCGATGATGTCAATCAACAAAGTGGATGGAACTACAATATTACTGCTATAGAGCCATTTCAATATACAATATATTATGGTGACCAAAACCACTATCACTGGCATACAGACACCATTGTAAATGATAGAACATTACAACCCGATTATCCAGAAGACCATATTCTAAAAAATACCGTTCGTAAAATCAGTTGTAGTATTCAATTGACAGACCCTAGTGAATATGATGGTGGAGAATTTGAGTTGTTATCATTAAAAGAAAAAAAAGAAGAAAATCGTGAAGAACAACTAAATCTTGATGGTTATAATGTAATGGAACCTATTAAACTACCACACTTTAAAGAAAAAGGTTCAGCATTATTCTTTCCTTCTTTTACATATCATAGAGTAAAACCAGTAACAAATGGTATTCGTAGAAGTCTTGTTATTTGGTTACGTGGACCTAAATGGCAATAACAATATAAACATTATAAATAGTCATAAGACTTATACAAAGAGGGTACTATGGCTATTCCTGCGACCAGAGAACAACATAAACAATATTGCCTTAGAAATCTAGGTTCTCCAGTTATAGATATCAACGTTGATGACGAACAACTAGAGGATAGAATTGACGAAGCATTACAATACTATCGTGATTATCATTACGATGGTACAGAACATGTTTATTTAAAACATCAAATTACTTCTTCAGATAAAACCAACAAATACATCTCTATCCCAGAAAATATTCAAGGGATCGTGAGAGTGTTTGATATTGGGGATTCTATTAATAGTTCAAATCTATTCAATATTCGATATCAAATTCATCTAAACGATCTTTTTGATTTTTCTAGTGCTTCATATGTTCCTTATGTGAACGCTATGAGACATGTAGAAATGCTTGAAGAAATCTTTGTTGGTAAGAAACCTATTCGTTTCAACCGTCACACAGATCGACTTTATATTGATATGGATTGGGAAACAGATGTTCTCGTAGATGAATACATCATCATTGATTGTTATCGCACAGTAGATCCAAATACATATACAGATGTTTGGGGTGATAGATGGTTACTTAGATATTCGACTGCTTTATTTAAAAGACAGTGGGGCGAAAATCTATCTAAGTTTCAAGGTATTCAACTTCCAGGAGGAATTCAATTTGACGGTGTTCGTATTCTAGGTGAAGCAAGAGAAGAAATTAATAAGTTAGAAGATGAAATGATTACGAGTTATTCATTGCCCGTCCATGATATGATTGGATAAATTATGGCGACGAATAAGTATTTCAATAACTTCTCATACGCCAGAGAGCAAGACCTAGTTGAAGATCTCACGATTGAGGCTATCAAGATCTATGGTCATGATGTAAAGTACATTCCAAAAACAATCGTAGCGAGAGATAACTTATTCGGTGAAGATCCACTGATGAAGTTTACAACCGCTGCTGATGTTGAGATGTATATCAAAAACGTGGAAGGATTTGAAGGAGAAGGTGATCTACTCTCAAGATTCGGTTTACAGATACGAGATGAGATGACTTTCACTCTTGCTCGTAAAAGATTTGATCAGATTCGTACAGAAAAGTTGATGACAGAAGTAGGTTATAATCTACTTACAGAACAGGCAAATACGGCTGTTCCATCAAGACAGTTTCTCACAGGGAACAATGAGACAGAATCTATCGTACTAGAAGCAGGCACTGCTAATGGATACTCAATCAGTTCTAATCGTCCATTAGAAGGAGATCTAATCTATTTTCCAATGGTTGATAAGATATTTGAGATCAAGTTTGTTGAACACGAACAGATTTTTTATCAAACCGGTAGATTACAGACATATGATTTACGTTGTGAATTATTTTCTTATAGTTCTGAAAAACTTGATACTGGATATAGTGAGATTGATATTGTTGAAGATCAATATTCACTTGATCAAACTTTCTATCAAACACTTCTTGAAGATGGCGAAGTTCTACTAGCTGAAGATGGTGATGGTATCGTACAAGAATTCCAAATTTCTACAATTGATGCACAAGCAGATAATGATACTGTATATAAATCTAATATACTAGAAGACGATATTATTGATTTTAGTGAAAAAGATCCATGGTCAGAGGGTAGGTTCTGATGTTTGAGTATTTTTATCACGGTACAATTAGACGTTATGTTCAAGTATTCGGATCATTATTCAATGATATCCAACTTGTAAGAACGGATTCGAACGGTAATAGAGTACAAACACTTGCTGTTCCTTTAGCGTATGGACCCAAACAAAAATTTCTTGTCAGACTAGATACAAATCCAGATCTAGATAGAGAAGTTGCTATATCGCTTCCACGTCTTGGATTTGAGTTGACCGGCCTTACATATGATTCTACGAGAAAAATAAACTCCACTCAAAAGAATAGTTATATTATCACATCTGATAATACTCAGTTGAGAACACAATATACACCTGTTCCTTATGATATTACATTTGTGTTATCAGCGTTTGTGAAGAATGCGGATGATGGTACACAAATAGTAGAACAAATTGTTCCATATTTTAAACCAGAATGGAACGTATCAGTAAATCTAATACCATCTATGAATATAACTATGGATATACCAATTATATTGAATAGTATAGATTTTGAGGATGTATATGATGGTGATTATTCTACTAGAAGAACTATTATCTGGAACTTCAATTTTACTTTAAAAGGTTATCTATACGGACCAACTACAAACAGCGGACCAATTACAAGAATACAGATTGATCTACATGCTAATACAGCCTTAAATACTCCAAGGTCAAGTCGTCTTGTTACTGTTCCTGGATTATTAGCTAATGGCGCGCCTACTACAAATAGTGCAGCGTCTATTGATAGAAGTTTAATTGATGTAAATGATAATTATGGATTTGCTTCGAATACCTTCTTCTATACAGACGGTTTGATATATAATCCAAGAACAGGAAGTGATCAACAACCATGAGTTTCGATTCTAAATTCAGTCATGTACTAAACATAGATCCTCCTAATGAAGTGGAGGTTATAGAACCTAATATTAATAAACAAATAGAAGATGATTACGACTATGCTAGACGTAATTTAAGAGATCTAATTGACTCTGGAATGGGTGATTTAGATAGAGTTATGGAAATTGCTCGACAGAGTGAATCTCCAAGAGCATTTGAAGTGGCGACAAATTTACTTAAAACATTAACTGATACAAACAAAGATCTCCTTGAGTTGGCTAAGAAAAAGAAAGATATATTACAGACAAAAGAAGATAAACCGCAGAATGTAACCAATGCATTATTTGTAGGTTCAACTGCTGATCTTCAAAAACTTATTCAAGGAGAAAAAAATGCAAGAAGTTCAGTCGATTAATTCTCTCAGTGGAGACTTGACAACTCTGATTCTTCCATGGATTGCTGTTCTAGTATCAGCAATCATTGCGTTTATGTTAAAAGACTTTGTAACTAACTTTGCCAAAGGTATGGCGTTTCAAATGAACCGAGCCTTCAATGAAGGTGATAAAGTTATTCTTGATGGTTCAGATGCTATTATTGTAAAAGTTGGTATGAAACAAACAGTATTTGGTGTATTCAGTGATAAAGGATATACATGGAGATATGTACCAAATGAAAGAATACCATTTTTAAAGTTAGAAAAAGTAGTCGATCCTGAATTACACAAAGATAGTGAAGAAGAAAAAGGTAGAAGATTACAAAGAATGATTGATTCTGCACAAGATGAAAAGATTGATTCTAATCATAATCATATTGCAAAAAACGCAGAAGAAATAGAGAAGTTAAAAAACAAAGATGATAAAAACTAATTACGATTATTTTGTACAAAAGTTTCTAGAACCGTTTTTAGCATGTTTACTTTGTATGGTTCAAGGAGACTTAACTGTACTTACATTAAGTCATTTTATAACAGCAAGTAAAACAGCAGTGATTGCTTTAGTACTTACAGTAATGTTATCTTTATTTAATATAAATCATAGTAAATGGTTTGCATTGGCTTTAACTGGATTTGCCACTCTTGTTGCTGATATTTTAAGTCATCCATCTCGTTATGATGGCATATATACAGAATCTATGTTGACCGCAGGTGCTGCTATGTTACTCGCTTTAATGTTTGATAGAATTTTTAGAAGATATGTCTGATGCTTATTTAAGTAATCCGAATCTAAAAAAGATCGGTGTTGATATTGAATTTACTCAAGATCAAATTCAAGAGTACATTAAGTGTGCTCAGGATCCAATATACTTTGTAAAAAATTATGTCAAGATTGTTCATGTAGATAAAGGTCTTATTCCTTTAGATCTATATGCATATCAAGAACGAATGATCAATACTTTTCATAATAATCGTTTTGTTATCACAAAGATGCCGAGACAGTCTGGTAAATCAACTGCGGTCATTGGATTTATTCTTCATTATGTTCTTTTCAATGAAAATAAAAACGTAGCATTACTTGCCAATAAGGCAGAATTGGCTAGAGAACTTCTTGATAGATTAAAGAAAGCATATGAGAATCTACCTTTATGGATGCAACAAGGTATTGCTGTATGGAATAAAGGTTCTATTGAACTAGAAAATGGATCAAAAATTCTCGCTACATCTACGACGGGTTCTGCTGCTCGTGGTCAATCATTCTCTCTTGTCTTTCTAGATGAATTTGCTTTCGTTCCTCATGGTATTGCTAGTGAGTTCTTTAAGTCTGTTTATCCTACAATCTCATCTGGTCAAGAGACTAAAATGATTATAGTCTCTACACCATCGGGTATGAATCATTTCTACAAGATGTGGGTTGAGGCTGAAGAAGAACGCAGTAAGTTTATACCAATTGCTGTTGATTGGTGGGAAACACCAGGAAGAGATGAGAAGTGGAAAGAAGAACAAATAGCAAATACAAGTGAAGAAGATTTTAATCAAGAGTTTGCTTGCGAATTCTTAGGTAGTAGTAATACACTCATCAATGTAAATATACTCCGAAATTTGACCTTTGTCAACCCTAAATTTTCAAAAAATGGATTTGATCAGTATGAAGATATAAAAGAAAAACACGAGTATGTAATATCTGTCGATACATCTCGTGGCGTTGGTGGAGATAACTCAGCTTTCACTGTTATCGATATCACACAGATACCATATAGAGTTGTCGCTAAATTCAAAGACTCTACTATTTCACCTATTTTATATCCAGAGTTAGTATATAATGTAGCTAAGAACTTTAACAATGCTTTTGTTTTAGTTGAAATAAATGATATTGGCGAACAAGTTGCTTCTACTCTTTATAGAGACTTGGAATATGAAAATATTTTCATGACAAATATGAGAGGTAGATCTGGTCAAATTATTGGTAGTGGATTTGGCAATAAACCACAATATGGTGTAAGAACTACAAAACAAGTCAAAAGAATTGGTTGTTCTACCTTAAAAGATATGGTAGAGAATCAAAAAATTATTATACAAGATTTTGACATAATTGAAGAGTTATCTAATTTCATTAGTAAGAAGGAATCTTTTGAAGCCGATGAAGGATATCACGACGATTTAGTAATGTGTCTAGTATTATTTGGATGGCTTGTAAGACAAGATTATTTCAAAGAACTTACAAACACTGATATTAGAAAAAGAATACTAGAAGATAAAGAATCTATGATGGAAGAAGATATGTTACCGTTTGGTTTTAGATATGATGCGGCAAATGATGCAGAAATGATCGTAAACGATCCTTACAGTCTAGAAGATCTTAAAGACCAGTTTATTAATCGTTGGTAGACCATGGATCAACGAATAGAACAGATTGAAACTTCTTTTTCATACTCTCACTAATTTTTCTTTTAGTTTCTTCACTATGAGATTTGCCCATATGTGCCTTACTCATCTTAATACGAGTTTCTTTAGACTTGGGTTTACCAAGTTTAGCAAGACTCATTTTATGTCTGGTTTCTTCCGTTTTTCTCATATTTCTATTTATTAACTAAGTTTATTAAAAACGTTAAAAATATAAATAAAAAGAAAATGATATCTTTGTTCGTTTTAATCTAAGGAGTAAGAAATGGCATTCCAAGTTTCTCCAGGCGTCAACGTTAGTGAGATTGATCTTACTACTGTTGTACCCGCTGTATCAACATCTATTGGTGCTATTGCTGGACATTTTCGGTGGGGTCCAGTAGATAAGAGAGTTTTAGTTTCCCAAGAAACCGCTCTTGTAAGCACATTCCAGAAACCTAACGCAAATACTGCGGAAGACTTCTTCACAGCAACTAACTTCCTCTCATATTCAAATGCATTACAGGTAGTTCGTGTTGTAGCAACTGGTAACAGTTCTGTGGCCACCTCAGCACGTAATGCAACAACAAACGCTGCAAATACGTTAAACACTGTCATCAAAAACGAAGATGACTACGAAGATAACTATTCTACAGGTATCTCAAATGTTGGTGAATGGGTTGCAAAATATCCAGGGGAATTGGGTAACTCTCTCAAAATCTCTGTATGTCCAAGCGCACAAGCATGGTCAAATTCTATCGCTGGTACGATTGCTGTAACCACACAAACAACTGCTGTTACCGGTACATCTACTTTCTTTGATACACAATTAGTTGTTGGTGACCTACTAGAAATTGGTCCAGATAAAGAAAAAGTTCGTGTTTCTGCTATTGCCAACTCAACAGTACTAACACTTGAAAGAAAGTATACTGGCAACACTGTTAGTGGTTATGCTGCAACTCGTTATTGGGAGTTCTACAACTTCTTTGATATTGCACCAGGAACTTCAACATATGCTAATACTGCTAGTGCAACCGCTGATGAAATGCATATCGCTGTAGTAGATGAAGATGGTGAATGGACTGGTGTAAAGAATCAAGTTATTGAAGTATTTCCAGCCGTTTCTATGGCATCTGATGCTAAGACAGAAGATGGACGTAGTAATTACTATAAGGATGTTATTAATAATCGGTCACAGTATGTATGGTGGACTAAACATCATGCTTCTAATACAAATGCTGGTAAGAAAGCTTCTGGTGTTACCTTTGTTGGTGATACCGATGTACAGACCAGTTCGTTTGTAAACGGACGCGATGGTAATACACCAACCAGTGCTAACTATCTCTTAGGATATGACAAGTTCAAAAACGCTGAAGAAGTAGACGTAACAATAATTCTTGGCGCTTCTGCTAATGCTGTAAGAGCGCGTTATCTTATCGAACAAATATGTGAAGTTCGTAAAGACTGTGTTGCTGTTATTTCTCCAGAGAAAACAGACGTTGTAGACAATCGTCTCTACGCTGGTTCAGAAACAGAAGACATCATTGCTTATCGTGATACTCTACCATCAAGTTCATATGGTATCATGGACTCTGGTTGGAAGTATCAATACGACAAGTACAATGACGTATATCGTTACATTCCAGCTAATGGTGATGTAGCAGGAACGATGGCTCGGACAGACAATCTTCGTGATCCTTGGTATTCACCTGCTGGTTTCAACCGTGGTCAAATCAAGAATGTCGTTAAAATGGCGTTCACACCTAATAAAGCTGAAAGGGATGAACTCTATAAGAAGGGCATCAATCCAATTACTACATTCCCAGGACAAGGAACTGTACTATTTGGTGATAAGACACTTCTTGCTAAACCAAGCGCATTTGATCGTATCAATGTTCGCCGTCTCTTTATTGTACTAGAGAAAGCTATTTCTACTGCTTCTAAGTTTACACTCTTTGAATTCAACGATGAGTTTACAAGAGCTAACTTTGTAAATCTTGTAGAACCATTACTCCGTGACGTACAAGGTCGCCGTGGTATCACAGATTTCAGAGTTGTTTGTGACGAAACAAACAATACTCTTGAAGTTATTGATCGTAATGAATTTGTTGGCGATATCTTTATCAAACCCTCTCGGTCAATCAACTTTATTCAACTAAACTTCGTAGCTGGCCGCACTGGTGTTGAATTTAGTGAAGTTGTTGGTCAAGTTTAATATAAATAAAAGTAAAGATAAGGAGTCATAAAATGGCATTTAATATTGCAGGGTTTCAAGGACAGCTAACTGGTGGTGGTGCTCGCCCCAATCTGTTTCAAGTAACCATTGACAATCCAGTTGACCGTGGTTCATTTATTAAGACCTCATTCATGGTTCAGGCAGCTCAGATTCCCGAAGCAACTCTTGGCGTAGCTACAGTCAACTACTTCGGTCGGCAGATCAAATATGCTGGTAACAGAGTTTTCGCTGATTGGACAGTTACAGTCATGAATGACGAAGACTTCCTAATCCGCGATGGAATGGAACGTTGGTCAAATGCAATCAACGGACTACAAACAAACATTCGTTCTACCGCTCTAGCGCAAGCCGCACAGTACAAGTCAAATGCTACCGTTACACAATTTGCTAAAACTGGAGAACCAATCAGAACTTACAACTTTGTCGGTCTGTTCCCATTAACAGTTGGTGCAATTGCACTTGATTGGGGTACAAACGACGCCGTTGAAACTTTTGATGTCACGTTCTCTTACGATTTCTGGCAAGCTGGTCAAGGTGTTGTAGGTCAGGTAACTGCCCCGCTCTTTGGTTAATATTAGTTTGTAGAGTATTAAAACGGTGGTTTCTATGAGACCACCGTTTTTTTATGTTTATCTTCATTTATAAATAGATAAAACAAAATACATTTTAGGAAATGAAAATATGGCAGTAGAGCTATTTGGTTTTAAGATAGAGAAATCTAATCAAGAACAACAAGAAAAAAATGTAAAATCCTTTGTTGCACCTAATTTTGAAGACGGCGCGGTAGAAGTCGCTGCTGGTGGTGTTTATGGTACTTATGTAGATCTAGAAGGTTCTGCTAAGTCTGAAGGAGAACTAGTAACACGTTATCGCGAAATGTCTATGCAACCAGAATGTGATAGCGCCATCGAAGATATCGTAAACGAATCAATCGTATTGGACAATGAAAACCCAATAGACATTGTTCTTGATGATTTGGAATACTCTGTTTCTTTTAAAAACAAAGTTAGAGAAGAATTTTATAACGTATTAAAACTTCTCGACTTCAATAATCAAGGATATGACATATTCAAACAATGGTATGTTGATGGACGTTTATATTATCACATACTCGTCAACGAATCAAAACCTAGGAATGGTATACAAGAACTTCGTAAAATAGACCCTAGAAAAATTAAAAAGATACGTGAAAAAATAACTGAAACTCATCCTCGTACAAGGGTAACAGTTGAGAAAGGGTTCAACGAGTACTACATCTATCATCCAAAAGGGATTACTTCTTCAGGCGCTCAAAACGCGGTAAAGATCGCTAAAGATTCTATCTGTCATGTTACAAGTGGTATAAACGATCCATCAAATAAGATTGTACTAGGATATCTTAACAAAGCAATCAAACCATTGAATCAACTTAGAATGTTAGAAGACGCAACTGTAATCTATCGTTTATCTCGTGCACCAGAACGTAGAATATTTTATATCGATGTAGGCAATCTTCCAAAGATGAAGGCTGAACAATATCTACAAGACATGATGACAAAACATAAGAATCGTCTTGTCTATGATGCTTCGACTGGTGAAGTTAGAGATGATCGTAAGTTTATGACAATGTTAGAAGATTTCTGGCTTCCTCGTAGAGAAGGTGGTAGAGGCACCGAGATTACTACACTTCCAGGCGGTCAAAATCTTGGAGAGATGGACGATGTAGATTATTTCCGTCGTAAACTCTACAAGTCTCTGAATGTTCCTGTCACACGTATGGAAGCAGAGAATCAGTTTAATCTTGGTAGATCTACAGAAATTACTCGCGATGAGTTAAAATTTTCCAAGTTTATAAAAAGACTTAGAAATAGATTTTCACATCTATTTGATAATCTTTTAGAAATACAGTTAGTTCTAAAAGGTGTAATATCAAGAAAAGATTGGAAAAAAATTCGTGAAGATATCTACTACGAGTTTGCTCATGATAACTATTTTGCTGAATTAAAAGAAGCAGAAGTATTAAGAGAAAGACTATCTCTTGCCAATGAGATTGATGGTTTTGTTGGTAAATACTACTCAATGGCTTGGGTTCGTAAGAACATTCTTCAAATGTCTGAAGAGGATATTGAAGAGATGGATAAAGAGATCAAAGAAGAATCTGATGATCCTGATAGTCCTATGAATGATGATGAAGATAACAATCAAGATGATACTCCAATGGAATCTATAAACGCGAATACAGTAATAGAAGAATTTCAACCAATAGAAATGTCAGAAGAAGATAAAAAACTCGTTAGTAAAATGACATCCTTATTAGAAAATATAGAGATGAATGATGATGAGGAAGTCTGATGAAAGACATAGAAAACGCCAAGTTATTAGCAGCATCTCTAAAACTCGCTAAACAAGAAATCTCTAAAAACGTAAAAGAACTACGTGAAGAGATAGAAGAGATCAAAACTATCGAAGGACCACCTGGACCGCAAGGTCCAAAGGGTGATCGTGGTGATGCTGCTGAGTCTGTCATTGTAGAAGCCGTTGGTCCTAAAGGTGAGAAAGGAGACAAAGGAGATAAAGGTGACGCTGGCAATGCTATACTCAAAGCAGGAATATTCGAAAATCGTTTAATCTTAAATTTCTCTGATGGCGAACAACTAGAAGTTGGTGAAGTTGTTGGACCAAGAGGCGGTAGAGGACCAAAAGGGGATCTTGGTGAACAAGGTCCAGTCGGTCCCGTAGGACCTCAAGGTGAACAAGGTATTGCGGGTCCACAAGGACCGAAAGGAGATAAAGGTGATAAAGGCGATAAAGGCGATGTGGGCGCTAGAGGACCAGTCGGTATTCAAGGGATTCAAGGACCACAGGGCGAAAAAGGAGAAAAAGGAGAAAAAGGAGTCCCAGGTGAAAAAGGCGATATCGGACCTGTTGGACCCAGGGGCGATAAAGGTGATAGAGGCGAACAAGGGATCCCAGGTCCAATCGGACCGCCGGGGGCAGATGGTAGACTTGTTGATCTAAAACCTCTTAAACAAGAACTAGAAGAAGGCTTAAAAAACTTTAGAGATTCTATAAGTGCTCAAGTAACAAGATTAGCATTATCTAGTAGAAGTGGTGGATCTTCTGGATCTGGTGAAGTTTGGTTACATCGTCTAGATGATGTGGACTATAATACTGTTAAAAGTCCATCAGACGGTCAAGCATTAGTATATAATGCCACTAAAGGTAAGTGGGAAGCAAATACTGTTCCTAGTCCTAATACGTTTACTACTACAATTACAACTCAACATATTATACCAGATCAAGATGAAACTTATGACTTAGGTACTTCTTCAAAGAAATTTAGAGATCTTTATATTTCTGGCGGCACAATATATGTTGGTAATAACTCTTCTCTTTTCGCTAACTCTAGTGGTTGGTACGCTACTGTAGAGGGTGGTAGTGTAACAGCAGTACAAACAGAATCAACGGTAGGTGGCACATATGTAACAAATACTGTATTCCAAACAACTCTTGCCAATACCAACTCTTATATTG